ATAATATTATTATTTCTTCGTTCATTAAAGTGTGATTTCCTATTGTTAGTTCAAACTCATTGTTGTTCTTATCGTGAGAGTAAAGCTCGCAGTTAGTGCGAACTTTAACTCTTTTGTTTACTGTGTTGTTAAATGTTAGTTGTATTTTTTTATCTATCATAAAAATCTGTCACTCCATTCTTGATAGGTAAATTCTTAATCATAGAATAAATCTCAGATACAGTACTATTTCCTCCTAGCTCTCTATAGGAATGATATAGAATAGTTACCTCTTCTAATTCCTTAGTACTAATATATCCACGATTTATAATTCTACTCATATCTTTTAGTAGTCTGTAGCGACTTATAGTTTTTGTACCGTCTGCGGTCTTACGTGTAAGATCTTTAATTTCATTAAGCGTTGAATTGATTTCTTTAAGGCTCTTTTCATCTTTTTCGTTATACCACTTAACAATTAATGTTAACAGTGGCATTGCAACTCCAGTGCTTAATCCTAATATTAATCCGTCACTCATTCTAAATCCTCTTAACAGAGATTTTAGTTTTCTCTGTGTCTTTCTTCGTATTCTTTTTCTATTCTGTCGACTTCTCCTTGAACTACTACCCTTAAGTTACCAATATTTGGTACATCATTAATTGTTTTTGCTTTTGTAATAATCTGTCTTACATATAATTGAACTAAATAATCATCTTTTTTAAATCTTAGTCTACTCGGTCTCATGACTTTCAGTACTCCCTTCGTTGTGTGGTAAGTTTCCATTATGTTCTTCAGTATGTTCATCTTCTTTCTCCTCTTCTTCAAACATTGATAAGATTGTGTTAATAACACTTCCCATAGCTTCATCAAGCTGTCCTTTTGTTACATATCTGTTCTTTTCATCTTCTATATCATCTTTTACGTTTGCTTCTTCTCTTGTTAATACTATTTCTTTATATTTAGTACCTTCTGCATTTGGCTTCCATACTTCAACTGATGTGTGGTCTTCTAATACTTCATATAGCTTACCTTCGTATTTAATCTTGTCTCCAGTTGAGTATTCAACACCTATTTCATAATTATCAAATGCGTTAATGATAGTGTCTTTGTTATCGTTGATAATCTTAGCATCTAACACATTTAACAGTAATGTCATTATTAGCTTGTCGTTTCCTTTGTTAACTTTTGCTACTAACTTACGTAATACTTTAACTCTGTCAGTTGGCTCTTCTTTATGATTTGCCAACACACTTACTTCTTCTTTAAGGTTTGCATATTCAGTTACTAATGCTGGTGTACTTTCTCCTGTAAACATTTGTTGTGCTAGTTGTTTTCTTACTTCTTCAAGAATCTCACTATCACTAGCTGTAGCAAATTTACCAGGTAAATCTACACCACCGTTTAAATATACAGAGCTTTTATTTAACGTGAACTGAATATACACACTTTTATATCCACCAGCTTCTGGTTGTGCTGTCCTTGTTAAAATTTCTAATGCCATTATTTATTAGATCCTTTCTTTTCTTCCAGTTCTTTTTTAAGCTCTTCGTTTTCTTTTTTTAGCTCATCATAAGCTACTTTATAATTTGCAAGCTCCAATGTTTTTTCCATTAATTCTTGTGCTAAATAGTGAATTGGTTGTACTTTATTTTCCATTTTCTAATACCTCTAATCTTTCTTTTAAAATCTTAATCTCTTCAGATAGTTCTTGAATTGATTTCAAAGCGTACATTGATAATCTAAAATGTTCTAACTCTAATATGTCAGGACTTTTAGTTACTAGTGCGTCATCTAGCTTTTGTACATCTTGTGCAATTAGTCCTACTTTAACAGGTTTCTGACTACCTGTTTCTTTATAATCTTTCTTCCAGTCAAACTGTTTAAACTGTAGTTTCTCAACTAAATCTAACGCTCTATTAGTCGTAGGTTTGATGTTCTCTTTTAGTTTTCGGTCTGAGTATGATTCTCCTATTCTAATACCAAAATAGTTTACGTTATTCTCATAAGGATAACCAAATACTATTCTTGAACCACCTTCAACCCCCCATAACCATGACAACCACGAGATTTTTGAATAGGTAGGACTTCCACTACCTCCAGCTCTCCACCCCCACGGATGAATTGGATTGTTGTTACTAATATTAGATACAACCACAGATCCCATAAGGTTACTGAACTTTCTAATCTTGTTATCAAAAAATGGGAATCCCATATGAATTTGACCGTGTACAGTCATTAACACTTCATCATATATTGGTTTAGCTGCGTTAGGATTCTGTATATCTGTTATGTTAAACACAGATAATCCCTTACCTAATGAGTTATGAGTTGCGTTAAACTGAACACCTACACCGCTTGAATTAGGTCTATTCTCATGAGGTAGTACGAATCTTACTCCTGTTCCGAACGGTTCAAAATATCCGTTTTGACCTACTCTAATTTGAGAATGTCCTGTGATTACTACTCCGTCTAGTGTGTCTGTATCAATCTGAGTACTACGTATTTTAACTGTCTGTAGATTCTGTATAAATCCGTCAGTTGCCCACAACTCTCTAATAAACGCCTTGTTAGAAACTAACTCTCTAATCAAAGCGTCATCTATATCTATGTTTTTAGCTTTAACTGCTTTTGCATCAATAAGAGGTGTTGTGATACTCCCAACTTTCATATGCTTACCTTCTATTGTTCCGTTGACAATCATATCTCCAGTCACACGAAATAGTTTAGAAATAGCTGTAATACTTTCTGGTTGAGTCAATAACAGACTTGATACTGTGTTCCCGTCAATCACTTTCTCGCTACCAATCCTAACACCATTAGGACTTATACTAATATCAGATTTCTTAAGTACTTTGTTTTCTAACGCCGTTACAGTTGAGTTAAATCCCTCTGCTGTTGCTGCTAATATTGTTCTAAGTTCGTTATTCTGAAACTCAGTAATTAATCCTTTGTGGTTGAGTTTGATTTTACCCCACAATTCACTTTTAGGATCTCTCATCTGAACGTCAAGGTCTCTGATTTGTTTAAATACACCACTTAATGAATTTGCCTTCTCGTAAGGTTTTTCAAACGCTGTTACGTCATCTCCTTTTTCTAACTGAATTTTAGAAAGTCGAGTTGTTCCCTTACACCCCATGTGGTATATCTTAACTTTCTCATCTGGTTTAGTAGGTATAAATGTATATTCATACTTTCCATTTCTCACTATGGCTTCTTGCTTACCTTCATTAACTTCTATATCCATTTAACCACCTACTCTCCTTCAAATCTCACAGTTACACCTGATTCACTATTTGAGAACACCCAACCTAGTTTATCTAGTAGATTTTCTTTATCAGATTGATTCACAAAGTTTACTCTGTATCTATAGTCAATAAACTCCACATTTTTTAATCCTATAGCTTCAACCTCGTTGAAATATACTTTTTTTATTTTGTCAACTTCAGTAAATCTCACGTCATTAGGTACTATTGAAATGTAAGGTGTTGAAAATTCTAAAAAACAACCTTCTAGTATCTTCACAAGTTTTACTTTCTCGTTACTCCACATAAGGTTATTACCTAAATATCTACGTGTGATTTCTCTGTTTCCAAACATTAATTTTACTCTTTTCACAATAACACCTACTTCACTATGTCGTATATTGTGTTTTCGTCTTTAACAGAGATAGCGTCGTATTGTTCTTGTGTACCTAGCCAATATTTCAACGGTTGATTATTCTGAGTGTTTAACAATGTGTCACTTTTTAAATCCTCTACACTCGGTTGCCACTTACTAACAGCTTTATCTCCGAATGATATGTAAGGCTCTGAGATTTTAAAATGTCCATTTTTCACTAGATATACGTAAAACCAATATGTCTCATTGTTAAAATCAATATCTTCTTCTATATTGATAATCTCTTCGTGAATTACCCATTTGTTTTTTTCTAAATTAGTAAACTCAATACTTTTCACAGTTTTATTTCCTGTATGTTTTTTAATTGCAAAATAAACACCGTGATCCACTTCAATGTCATCGTAAATATATATAGGCAATCTTAATACTAACTTGTCGCCCCTTTTTAACTTACTCACGTTAGTGTCAATTTGCACACCGGCCCAAGTGTAAGTATCAGCACCGCTTTTTTTAATTCTTAATGAATTGTGACCGTTATAATCATCTTGTATAATTTCAGTCTCTGGGTTTCCAGTGCGTCTTAAGTTGTTTATTTTAAAAGTAGAATCGACAATTAAATTGTAATTCCCTAGTATTGCGTCTTTTCCATTTGTTCCTGGTATTCCTTGAATACCTTGAATACCCTGTATTCCTTGTATTCCTTGATCTCCTTTTTCTCCTTTTTCTCCTCTTGCACCAGCTATGTATGGTAGGTTTTTATATAGGTCTCTTCCATTACCTACCTTAGCTTTTCCAGTGTCAGATTCTATTCCTATTTCTCCATTTAATAGGACTATTTCACTGTTATTCCAATCGCTTAAATCCATACGTTTATGTTGGACTCTCACGGGTATTACTTCTGTCATCTAATTACCTCCGTCAAATACATACATTGTGTCTTCGCTCCACTCACCAATTAAATTATCAGTTTCGTATGCAGCGTCTCCAAATTCTTTATACTCCATAGGTACAATATAAGTTGAAGCACTTCTAACACTCATTTCAATATCTTGCGACTTAAACATTTTACTTAATACACTGAATGTATAATGAGCGTCATAAACGTGTAGCAGTGGTTGTGTTGTTTCTCCTGGTTTATAACTAACAACCATTGTGTCGTAAAATTGTGTAGGATCCATTAGAAATACTTGTACATCATGTTTAACTGGTCTACTAAGTTTAACTACTATATCGTAGAAATCATCAACGTTACATACTGCTTCCCAGCTTATCGTATATTTCTGACCTACTTCGAATCCGTCTCCGTTGTGAGTAAGTTCAACAAAATATGTTCCTGCTTTTAAATCTCTTGTTGTATCTCCTTCTAACCTATTTTTACCATAAGTAATTGAATCATCAGTACCAACCATTTTAAGTGTAGTCTCTGCTATTCTATTTGTTTCATCTACTTTGTTTTTAAGTTTATTTAATAGGTCTTTGTCTACACCTTCTATTTCAGAGATTGCTTTTTGTACCTTATCATTTATTTCGGATTTAAACACCTCTGCTTCTGCTCGTGATGTTTCAATACCATCTTGTATTTTCTGTGTTAATTCTTCTTCTTTCTTGCCAAAGACTTTATTAAAGTTTTCAGATTGCTCTTTAACTTTCTTTTCAAATTCAAGAGATACCCAATCAGTATAAGCATTAGCGTTGTTTTCTGCGTTCTTAGAACTACTTGAAACTTCTCTACCTAAGTTACTTTCTCTTTCTCCTAAGATAAATTCTTTCCAACGTTTTAACACAGGATCATAATGTGTTTCTACGATACGTATTCTTTCATCTACACTATACTTAAGGTATTTAAGAATAAATGTATCTCCTCTATTGACATTCTCAGAAAGCTGTTCATATGTTACTTTAATAGAGTTTTTCGGCTTATCTATATTATCTTTTGTGAAGTATTCTAACGCCCATTCCTCCAGCTCTTCCGCTGTTTGTAAGTCGTTATTAGTTACTGTCATCTCGTTAATAAATGGATAGTCATTAATCAATGGACTTTCAACCACAAGGTTTATTGTTACCTCCTGGTCTAGTGCGTCCATTTCTTCTTTTTGTTTAGCTTTTAATTTTTCTATCTCTGCTTTCTTCTTATCTGCTAAAGCTTGACTTTCTACCTTACGTTGATTAGCTTTAACTTCTCTTGCTTGGTATTTCGCTCTTACTTCTGATTCTATCTGAGCATAAGTTTTAAATACCTGTCCACTACGTCTAACAGTTTTATTTAATTTAGCAACCTCTTTAGCATATCGTGAGTTAATCTCTTCTTGCATTTGTTGAGCTTTCTTTTTATCATTAGATTCTTTTGAGTATCTTTTTTGAGTCTCTCTCAACACTGCCATTTGTTCTTTGTGTTTTTCTTTTAGCTTGTTCTTTTCTTCTTTATCTCCAACCTTGAATGTAGATGATACGTACAGTCTTGTAACAATATCATCTGCATTACTTGAGTTGACAAAAGATGTAATATTCTTAGCTGTGGTTAACACTTCTTCTGTATCTCTACCCAATCGTTTTAATATGCTTATTTGGTTGTTGTCCATGTCGATATCTCCACCGAATGTATCTGCGATTTTACCAAATAAATCAAATGAGTTTTTAGGATTTAAATCATTCTCATCTTTAAAACTTATGAATGAGTTATGTTCCGTTATATTTGAATGATAAGCAAAATCTTTCTCGCTCGATAAGAAGTTAGCATACCATTCATCTAACACAGTTTGACAATTAGCATTTAGTTTAGAAAAGTTATTAACTAGTCGTTTACTATAGTCAAATGTCTTTTGATAAGCAGTTACTGTAATAGAGTTTTCGTTCTCATTTATATCTATATCCTTGATTCTAAATAAGTTCTTTCTATCATGTTCATCTGCTTTAACTACCATTCCTTTTTCTATGACTGCATATAATTCATTGTCAATAGTAGGGTATTTAAATGTTAGTTTGTAAGATGAGTTGAGTACCCAATGTATGTCCGCATTATATGCAGCATTTAACACAATTCCGTTATAACTAAAATCTGTTTCATGTTCATCATATAACCATAGCATTAAATGAACGCCCCCCATCTACAATCAATCTCTATCTTAGTAATTCCTGTTCCTAACACAATACCACTTTTACCTCGTTGTATTTCAAAGAAATCTCCTAGCATTACGCTATTTAATAATGCTCCGTTTTTATCAAATACGTTTTGTTGACCTTGCTTACACTCAATTACTAGTTTTTCTACAAGACCTCTAAGTCTTACTACTTGCTTACCTATAGTAAGTGTAGTTTCTTCTGTTGAGTTACCATATACAGTAATTTTAGGATACATTATTAAGTTTGACTCATTATTAATAACTCCGTTAGCTGTATAAGTTTTAATATCAGGTATCACAGTATATGAGAATGGATTACACGTAAATACTACGTCTATTTCATATTCATCTACCTCTCCTAGTCTAGAACGTACAGCAGCAACTGATAACACTTCATAATACCTATCAGGATTATCTGAAGCGATTAGTTTTCCACTACCTTCTAACCACAGTAAGACGTCATTTATATCTGATAGTTTAACACCGTGAATAAGTAACTTATATGACTTTTCTACTAAATCATAAGCGTTTGAACTTCTAACTATTCCGCCAGACATATCATCTGATGTGAATATTTTATCTTTTCGCTTACCTTTGTTAACCCCATCATTTTCTACTACGTATATATCAAAAGGAAAGTCGGCAGTAGACTTCCCATTGAATGTTAATTTATTATAATGTAACGGCATTTCTACCACCTCCAAAACTCATGTTTTTTACTTCCTTCATTTTTCTTACTAGTTTTTGTTCTATCGTATCAACTAACACATTTATATCTTCTTTATCGTTGATGTTGTTTCCAGTAACATTAATTGTGATATTAATTTCATTACCATTAGTTTTAGCTCCGTGTTCTGCCAATGCACCACTTATACCTTTTATTTTTTCACTAGTAGATAACGGTGTAATGTTAACTCCATTCTTAGTTACTCTGAATAATTCTGGTCCAGCTTCTCCAACAATACCTGTGTAGTTTGGTTGTAAGTTTTCAGTCTGTCCGATATTACCACCACGTGCAAACATTCCTATATGTCCACCTGTAGCAAAGAATGGTAATCCGATTCCTGGCACACCTGACATCACACTTACAGTTCTTATTACACTCACAACTTCACGAGGGATACTATTTAATAACCCAATGACACCCCAAATAGTCCCACTAGCTGCATCCACAGCACTTAATACTTTAGGTGGTGTAGGTGTTCCGTTGAATGCATTCAAACTACTTGTTGCTTGGTTAGTAAACGGTGTTGCGTTACCTTGTGCCATTATTGATTTGGTTGGCGTACCTGTTGCGTTGAACGTGTTTAAACTATTCGTTGCTTGATCCGTGAACGGTGTTGCGTTACCTTGTGCCATTATTGATTTAACTGGTGTTTCTGTTGCGTTGAAACCATCTAAACTAAATTTAGCTTGGTCTATTACTGCACTTGCGTTATCTGTTGCGTTGATGTTTTTATCTGGAACATTCAATGCCGCAAAATCTAACAAGTTATTAAATGCTTTTGTGATATTAGGTGTTGCGTCATCTTGCACCATTATTGATTTAGGTGCTATATCTGTATCTTCGAAATGACCTATTTTACCATTAATATTATCCAATGGTTGACTTGCTTGGTCTATAATTTCAACGTTTTTAGGGTGTATCCCCATACTATTTAAGAAATTCAAGTCGTCAATAGTCATCTTAATAGTACGACCTTGACTCTCAGAAATCATAATAGCTTTTTTAATGTCTGGTAAAGCTAATGCACGTTCATAGTCATTCTTGAAATTGAAAGCAATGTCTTCGCCTTCATATTCAATTCCAATTGTTTTGAATCCGCCTTCTTTAGCTGCCCATTCGTCAAGAGCTTTATTCATTTCTTGGACTTTCTTCTCGGCACTTCCGAGACCTTTGATATAAGTTTCTTTTGCTTGGTCAATTATTCCCATTTGTTTTAACGCTGCTAATTTTGCCGCTGCTGTTGTGTCGTTGAAAGCCTCTTGTAAAATTTGCTGTGCTTCCTTACTTTCTGTAGCTGCTTCGGTTGCTGTTTTACCTACTTTTTTGTAAGCTTCTTCTAGTTGGTCTAATTCTGATTTAGTAAGTACTCTGTTTTCTCTAGCTGCACTTGACAAAATATCGTTAATTGTTTCTTGTGCTTGTTTTGTTTCGTTAATAATAGAGTCGTAATGTTTGCTTATGTTTTCTTTTTCACGACTATATAAATCTTCATTAATTAAGTTGTTAGCTTTCTTTTGTTCTAAGGCAGACATTTCCGCAGCTTTTCGTTGTTCTAAGCTTGCAACTGTAGCAGCTGTTACATCACTCACACTCTTAATCTGTGCAAGAGCGTAATCAGCCGTGATTCTGCTACCTTCTAAATACTTACTATTTAAACTTGCTAACGAGTTACCTACTAAGTTAGCTGCTACTTGCACACTGTTTGAAATTTGGTTAACGTCCTCATCTGATAAACTTAACGCCTCTTTTAATTGTTTTCTGAAACGCCCGTCAAACTCCAGTTTGTACCATTTACCGTCTTTAAAGTTCTTGTTTATGTTTTCCATAATCTCGGTGTTTGCAGCTTGAACTTTCTTAATCTCACTTTTCACAGCGTCTGAGTTACGTTTAACAGCGTCTCCCATGTGATTAATAGAGTTTCCAGATTGTTCAGCACCTTTTATAACAGCGTCATACCATTCTTTATATTTACCGTTTGTAAGCTCAATAGCTGCCTCATGGTTTCGACTATGTTTAGTCATTTCTCTATATATCGCTGTACCGACACCAACAAACGCAGCTCCTATTAACGCAGCTCCTGCTACATAAGGGTTAGTTAGTAATGTTGCCATACTTCCTGCTTTCGCTGCTTGTGTTCCGACACCTGCTATTGAAGTTGAGAGTTTAATCATGTCTCCAACTGATTTAGCTGTCGACATCTTACCAACCCACTTAACAAAGCTACCAATCGCTTTAACACCGCTACCAATACCCGTTGTCATTCTACCTAATACAGACATGAAAGGCCCGAATCCTAGAGTCGCTAGTTGCACTGCTGTTGGTAATTTGCTAAACCACAACATCATATTTCCTAATGATTTTACTAGTGGTTTACTAGCAGTTAATGCTTGTGCTAATTTAGGTAATAATTGTGAACCCATTTCAATCGCAATTTTTTGAATCTCATTTTTTGCCATTTTAATTTTACTAGCACTTGTTTGATATCTAATACTAGCTTCTTTAGTTAACGCATTGTTTTCTCTCCAACCTTTATTAGAAATTTCTAACGCTTTACCTAGTCCGCTTTCTCCGTTTAATGCACCTGCTAAACGTTTAATTGCGTCTGCTTCACGAATACCAGTTATTCCTAAACTTGATAACACGTCATTGACGTTACCACCATTTTCTTTAACTTCATTAAGTCCTTTAAGTAACATTTCTAAAGCTTCTACAGGTCTAGTTCTAAATGCGTTAGCAAATTCATTAGCACTTACTCCAGCAGCACTTGCGAATTTTTGCAAGCTATCTCCACCAGAAGCTACTGCATTTTGCATCTTATTCATAACCTGTGTCATTGCACTACCACCAGCTTCTGCTTCAATACCAACTGTACTTAAAGCGGCTGCTAGACCTAATACGTCTGCTTCTGCCATGTTAGTTTGTTTACCCATACCAGATAGACGTTGTGCCATTTCCACAATAGCTCTTTCATTTGTCGCAAAGTTATTACCTAGTTCAACTATTGATGAACAAAGATTTCTAATGTTACCTTGACTCGTACCCATAACCGCCATGAATTGAGCTAAACTCGTTGCTCCTTCTTCCGCAGCTAAGTTAGTTGTTGCTCCTAAGTCCGCTATTGTTTTTGTGAAGTCCACAATGTTTTCTGCTTTAATTCCTAATTGTCCAGCTACTTCTCCGATACGAGATAACTCGTTGGCACTTACTGGAATTTGTGTTGATAGATCTAAGAAACTTTGTCTAATATTGTTTAACTGCTCTGGTGTACCATTTACAGTTTTAACAACTCCAGCAAAAGCACTCTCGAAATCTATCGCTGCTTTACCTGCTAGATACATTCCTGTTGATAGTCCAGCTGTTACTCTTGACAATCCGTCTCCAAATCCACTCATCTTTTGTCCAAATGCTTGAACTCTTCCACCCACATCATTAAAACGTTGTGCTACGTCTGCTAACCTTCCACCACTATTTCTAAATGCTGTGTGTGTCTGTTGCATTGCGTCTCGTAGTTTAAAATAACCAGTTTCCGCATTTGCTATTTTTGTTGGTAAGCTCTGTAGTTCTCTTTGTTGACTACTGAACGTACCATTTAATGATTTAATTTGTGTTTCTAGTGCTTTAACTTCTTTCTCTGTGTTTTTATAAGCTTTAGAAGTGTTAGCTACTACATCTTTGTATTTTAACGCTGCTTCACTTGTTTTACCATACGTACTCTGTAGGTGTTTTAAGTGTTCTTTTTGGCTTTGTAACAGCGTTCCTGTTGTCTTCAAAGTCGCTTGTTTTTGTCTTAGCGAACTTGAAAGCTTGTCTATCTCTTTTGGTAGTTGAGTTGTTGATTGCTTAAGTGCATCATATCTAGACTTTAATAAATTCACATTGCTTGCAGATTGTTTCATCTGTGAAGATAAACCATTCATTTTAGCTTTGTAAACATCATACGCTTTTCCACCACTACCAAGAGATGCTATATTTCTTTTTGCTTCTGCTTGTAATTGTCTTAAGGCGTTTTCACCCTGTTTTAAAGCAGAGGTAAAACTGCCTACTCCTTCTGCTGTCAGTATGACACCGACTTTATCCATGTATCCCGACAAGTTGTTACCTCCTATAACATATTACTGAAATTCATTTCTTTTATTTCTTCATCTTTTGGTTGCTGTTCATTCTGACTATAGTTATCTTCAATGTATTTGTTTATCATGTAAAATACATATTCTAAACTATAGTCAAACATGAACTCCTTTTTAGTCATTCCAAACCATGTTCTACAGCGATAAAACAAGTCATCCCAATCTATTTCTTGCTTTTTTTGTTCTTCTTGTTTTTCTTCTGTTTCGGTTGATGGTCTGAGATATTCACTAGGTCTTCTACCTGTTTGTTTAAAATATTCTTTCCCAATTCACTATCATCTGTGATTCCTAGCATTTCTAATAATGTTGCTGTTTGGTCTCCATACATAGCTTCTTGGTATTTCAAGATGAATAATTCTAATTCAGTATCATTTACGTTCTCTAGTACTTCTTCTATTGTTGTTTTATAACCATTTGCCTTAAGAATTGACACTAAAAATTTAGCTGTTGCTACATTTTTTTCTTTTAAGTAGACTTCATTCCACTCTCCCTGCTTGATTCCAAAATCAGCTTCTAGATATAACCATACTGCTAAATTTGATTTTAATTCAATTTCTCTTCCTAAAATATCTGTTTTAAATGTTTTTACTGTCTTAGTAAATATACTCATTGATTATCCTCCAAAAAAATAAAGAGCTAACAAATGTCAGCTCTTAAAAATTATCCTGCTACAACTACTGTCTCATCAGTTGTTCCTGATTTAAGACATTGTTTAAGTGTTTCTGCATCGTAGAAACCTTGTAATAATAATTTCTCACGATCATATTTATCAGTCTCACGTAAGTCGATTTTACTGAATACTGATTTGTTTTTACTACCAATAACTGGGTAAGCTTTGATTGTAACTTGTGAGATGTTTTCTTTTTTCTCATCTGTTTCAGTTTCTGCGTTAAAGTCTGGGCTTTCGATTTGACATACTGGGAAGTTATAAATAATTTCTTTTCCGTCTTCATCAGTTACAGGGAAAGACCAACGGAACTGTTTGTAACGTGGAGAGTCTCCTTGTACGTAAGCACCATTTGCTAATTTAGTCATACCTGACATTTCTTCTAAGAAACCATCAGGGAAAAATCCGATATCTACTGTCATTTCAACACTAGCGAATTTAACAATATCTCTCGCTTTGATGTTAGAAAGATATACTGTTTTCTCTTTAATTTGTCCTTTGAACGCTACTTTATCAATAGCGAATACTTCATATGTTTTGTCATCATACGTTAAACCTTGTGAACTTGTTGCTTCTGTTTTTACTTTTTGTAAATACCCAGCTCCTACACCAGTTAATAACGCTTTGCTCACTGCTTCTTTTGTTACTGTCATTTATTGTTCCTCCTAAGTATCTAATAATGCTTCTTTTACGTTTCTAGCAAAAGGATCTTTATGTTGCATAGCGGCAGGTCTTACGTGTGGATTTGGTGGTTTATAAACACGACCTTTGCCATATTTACGTCTACGTTTACCACCTTTTGAACGTCCTTTATGTCGTGAAAATCCAGCATGCCAACCTGTCTCATGGAAATATAAGTGTAAGTTAGGTCTACCCGCCCAACCAATCTGACTTTCCATGTTACCGTGACTAGCTACAATACCTGCAACTCCCGCACCAGTTTTGACTAAACCTTTACCCGCTGCTATTCCTTTTGCATCTTCTTTTATTGCTTCTGCTTCTTTTACTATAACTCCGTTAACTTTACTTGTATTACCTGCGATTTTCTCTAAACGTGCTATTGCTTGTTCAAAACCGAATACTTCCATTATGAATAAATCTCCATATAATACATGAATTGAGTTTCTTTTGTATCTTCATCTACATCTATTATTTCATGCCATGCTCCAGTGTTTAGAGTGGTGTCATCTATTGCAGTTTGAAGTTTCATTAATATCTCTGAATTATCTAAATCATGTGGTTTTACATCGAATAAATTAAGTTGGTAAGTATGATGTTTTTTAAATTTTTTATTTGATGATCGTTTCTCAATCGTTCCCACATGAAAATATACTAGTTTTGGGAAGTCTTCCCC